CTCCTCGATGCGGTCACGCAGCTTGCCGTCTTCTTCAATTTTGGCGATCTGCACGGTTACCTCGATCCCTTTGTCAGTCACGATGGCCTCGGTGACTTCCCCAATTGGCTGTGAGTGCATGTGCTGCCATAGAAATGGAATTGGCAAAGCGAACTTAGCACCCTGTGGATCTACAATGTCATCGGCACGATCTGGTGTCGGGGTTGAAGCAATCCCTTTAATAATTCGCTGCTCAGCATCAAATGATTTGACCTGTAACAGGCTGTAAGCCTTGCTCATCGGCTTTTCTCCTGGAATGAAAAAAGCCCGCATGATGCGAGCCTTTGGTTAATTTAAAAGTCAGACAAAAAAGACGTTGTATTCTTTTTCCGTTGGCTCCGGATTCATACTCATCAAAGCCACCGCGTTAAACGTGGCAATCAATGGGTCGATTTTCCCGACACCAGATTCCTGTTTGGAAATCATCATGCCGTTACCCTTCACGACTGCACGCGCATTACCTACACACCAGGTCATTAACTCTTGTCCGGCATGGTAGAGATTACCCTCTGCCAGTTTGCGCTCGGTTGTGAGGATATAACCCATCAATTTGAAGCCCTGCTGTACCGCTATCAACTTCTCTTGCGGTATGCCAGCGTCAAGCAGACCATCAATAAGGCCCCCAATACCCAGTGGATCAAGGCCGATCTTGTCGAGTTTTCCAGAGTCAAAGACCTGTTTTGCAATTGCTGCCAGCTGATCAATGTCATCCCCAATACGGTCCACGATAGTTAGGCTGCCTTCACGCTCATAATCAGCGTACTTTGGTGCATTTTCCTTGCGTCTTTCGACCGCAATCTTGTTGCACCAGGCATGATTCCATAGCCAAAGCTTACGGCTCTTGTGGTGACGACCAAGCACAGCAAAACCAAGCAAGTCATCAAGACCACCGCCATCGATACCAACCGTGATAACGTCTGACTGCTCAATGAGTTTATCCAGAGTGAATTCTTTGGATTGTTGCAGCCAATATTCAGCACCTGCCCAGCGGTTGGCACGTAGATTTAGGCCAATTGGTACGTTTAAGTGTTTTGCAAGGAAGTCGCGAAGCGATTCTTCGCCAGCGTCTTTAACCTTCTCAAATTCGTTAATCAAGTAATCCAGATCAACCGATGCACCCAAGTTTGGATTGGTGACATAGAAGTTTTCAGGTTTTAAGTGCTCACCTGCCTCAAGCATCCACTCAGGAAACTCGTAAATCAACGGTAAGAACTGAGGATTAACCTTGACTCCATCCCGAATATCCCGGGCATAGTCCAGCAGCTGCTTAAATACCCCGCATGGCGTTTCATCCGACATGGTAGACAGATAAATCACACAACCCTCAGGCCTTGATGCAAGACCACCTTTTGCTTCACGAAACATCGATTCAGCGTTTGATCGTTTCCCAAAGAGCCAAACCTCGTCAATTAGGATGATTGAAGCCTTTTTACCAGCAGCAGCATTACTTTCCGCAGCAATCACTTTTAAGGTCGCATTGGTACCCAAGTGGGTGACTGTTTTAGTGTGCTCAGACACATTGAACATTTCCTGAAGCTCAGGATCGGCTCGAATGAAGTCTCGAATTGGATTAAAACTATTGTCTGCGACCTCTTTTGTGGGCGCCAACAGGATAAGCTCAGCCGACATACGATCATTTAAGATCAAGGCCACCATCATGATTCCAGCTGCAATCGTCGACTTGGTGTTTTTCTTGGAGATCAGAAGGAAGAATTCGCGGATTAAACGCTTCTTCTGTTCTGGATCGTAAGCACCGAAGATGGCACATACAAATTCAATCACCCATGGCAATGTGACTTCGCCCATTTTGGGGCTACCCATCACATCGACCAGGATTAATTCTTTAAAAATCCGCTCTGCTACATCGGCCACTTCTGGAAAAAGTGGTTCACAAGGCATGAGTGACTTTTTAGAGACAATACGTTCCTCCCAGTCTGGAAGAGATGTCGACCATTCCGGGAGCATTGCTGACATAAACTTAACTTCTCAATTGTGAGCCCAGTGTTCCAAACTTCCCGCCCTGCGTGGCTTTTTTGGCTTCATCGGCTTTGGTTTCTTTCTTGCCTTTTTCGGCAACTTTGCCATGTACATAAGGTAAAGCAGCTTTTGCAGCATTGAAGCGCAAAAACATATCATCACTCTTGTTCATGACATCGATCAGGAATTGCAGCGGATCATCTTTTGCATAATCCCCATCATCCAAAGGATTGTCATTTTCATACGTGCTGGTTGATTTAACTTCGGGTTTTTCAGAAGTTAAACTTCGACCTTCTTTATCAGCCTTTAACTTTTCGATATAGACAATAATTTCAGGATCTTTTCTTAGTTTTGACCCAGCTTGTGATGCTGTCTTTTCCGCATAACCTGCTGAAATTGCAGCTTCTTTATTACTTAAGCCGTCAACCACGGCAAGAGCAAACTTTTTCATTTTTTCGCTTAATGCCATGAGTTAACCTTTAACTTTTGCTTTAACTTTTGCTGAAATGGGAAATTTTTTTATAAATGAGATCGTGGGCGGTGTCCGCTGGCTCAAGGTTTTAAACTTTTTGACTCCCCCCTACCATCTGCGACGACGTTCATCTTCCGTTATGTCTTTTTGTGCACGTTTAGCTTCTTGCTTAATGTCACGAGCCAGAAGACAGAATCTTTTGATATCATCACACGTGACAGCAGGCTTACCAGATTGAATCTGCGCTACTGCATAGTCATGCACCATATCTTCAATACTTTTATCAGTCATCCTCGACTCTCCATCTGTGTCTTCTTCTTATGACAAGGCACACACAACGACTGAAGGTTTGATTCATCATCCGTACCACCTTGAGCCACATTAACGATATGATCTAACTCAAGCTCCATGGTTACACGACCACATGAGCAGCAGGTCCACTCATCACGAGTATGAATCTTCTGCTTGAGTCTGCGCCATGGTCTACCACCACGACCTTGACCCCAATTGTTGTTAGGTGGTCTCGGTGTCTTCGGTGTCATCGCTTGTAGTTTGCTTTGCAGTCTGGGTAGCTTCACAATCATCCATCCAAATACTGTGACTTAGTCTGCTCATCTTCCTCACCACCTTCAATCTGAATCAGCAGCTCATTGATCTGAGCATTCTGTTCATTGTTGATCTGGATGACTTGGGCCACCTGGTTTATTAGTTGGTTGTTCTGTTCTATTAGCTTTAGAAGTAAGTCGTTCGATGCACAACCGCATTCTTTCTCTTGATTACTCATATTGTTCTTTCATCCATTTGCGTCTTGCTTCACAGCCTTGGCATGTCACTGCTTCATCTCCCACGCATACATCAAATCATCCGGCGTATGCAGATAGCATCCATGTTTATTGCAGAATGCATGTATGTCATTCAGATACTCAGTGAATTGATCTACCGTTGCGTCCGTCGTGCTGATTAATTCATTCAACCCATCTGCGACAGCTTGATATTGCGGATGCCTTTGGTCTCTTAAAACTCTGACCGCTGCAAATGTCTGTTTGTATCGCCCAACCTCATCACGATCATAGATACGCGATAAGAATTGCTTCTTGAAATACAGATGCTCTGAATCTTTATCTGTGCCTTGGCGCTTGGACCATTGAGACATCCACATCCAATAGAGCCGGTTTTGTGCTTTGCTTCGATCATCCTGCTTCTGATCAATCACTACCCTTAACGGCTTACCCTCATTAATCGCTTGAGTGTAATTGGTATGCATGTAGTTAATGGCTTTGGCGATGTCAGCATGACTCTGGATAGGAAATACGGCTTTTTGCATTTCCTGCTCCTAAAACTTCGTACGATAATATTTTCAATTACTTAGCTTAGGCATAACACTGATATCTAAAGCAGCACCACTACCAACTATAATTAGCCAAGCCAATCGACCATGAGGCTTGATCTCTGCATCTTGCTTGTATATCCCTGTACCAAACTCTTGACCAGTTAGTAAGTTGCAGCGATCAGCTATTAATTTTATTAATTCTTCCGGTTCAATTGCTTGGTCTGTCCACGGAATAGCGACTAAATCAAAATCAAGATTCATAGTGCCATGGACTGTTAGTGCATAGCCGTTATTTCTCGCGATGTCACATAGCCCGCAATACATTGATGCAAATACTGGTGAAAACGTAGTTTGCTTCATCAAAACACCTCTTTATCTTCCATCACCAACATCCGATCCACTCTCACCAACCACTGATCAAACATTGCTTCACTCTCGGCCCGATTACCCAACTCAAAACGATCGAATGCAGCATGGCATTTAAAACAAAGGGGGATGGTCTTGCTATCATCGGCCTTGATTCCGCGACCTTTACCGTCACGGCTTGAATTTGAATGAGCTGCCTGGCTATTGGGATTACCGCATCGGATGCATGGCAGCTTTCTGATTGCTGCTAATCGCTTAGCATCACGCATACAGCGCTTCA